GGCGATGACCGCCAGGATGACCGAGATGACCTGTCTCTGCCCCGGAGTGAGCTGATTCAGTTTGTCGGTGATACCCTGGATGACTCCGGTGACCTTTTCCACAGCGGGAGTAAGAGTCTCTCCGAAAGCGATCGCCAGTTCTCCGAGGGAACTCTTCAGGACTGTCAGCTTTCCGTTGAGGTTGTCTTCCATCACGGAGGCCATCGTCTCAGCGGATCCACTGTACTCCTCGATGATCTCATCGCCGTCGGCGAGCGCCTGAGACATGGTCTTAATACTGCCGTCCGCTGTCTTGACGAAGGTGTCCGACGCGCCGTCGACCGCAGCCGTCAGCTTTTCATAGTCCTCCGCAGAAGCATTGACCAGAGCCAGGAGACCCGGCATGCCTCGCTGCCCCGCGAGCATGGCTGCGGCTCTTGCCTTCTCAGCGCCCTCCGCACCGTACGCCTGCTTGGTCAGTTCTTCGAGCTCCTTGTCGTACTGGCTCTGAGTGATAGTGCCGTCCTCAAGATCTGTGTCGAGCTGCAAAATCTTCGAGTTGAACTCATCGATGGGCATGTTGATCTGCCCGAAGCTGCTTCGGAGCTGATCCATGATCTCGCGGAAGGAATACATATTGCCTTCGGAGTCTGCCAGAGAGATGCCGAGGCGGTTCATTGCTGTTTCGGAATCCTTGGTCGGCTTTGCCATCCTCGTAAAAACCGCGTTGAGTGCCGTGCCCGCCTGAGATGACTTGATACCAGCGTTGGCCATGAGGCCAAGAGCAACAGCGACGTCTTCAGCAGAGTATCCAAGAGCTCCGGCTGTCGGAGCGGCATATTTGAAGGACTCGCCCAGCATCGAGACGTTGGTGTTGGCGTTACTGGATGCCGACGCGAGGACGTCCGCGAAGTGACCGGAGTCCTCCGCCTTCAGTCCGAAGGCTGTCAGCGCATCCGTTACGATGTCGGATGTGGTCGCCAGGTCTTCGCCCGATGCTGCCGCGAGGTTGAGGATGCCCGGAAGGCCGGAGATCATCTGGTCTGCCTTCCAGCCCGCCATCGCCATGTAGCTCATGGCATCCGCGGACTCTGTTGCGGAGAACTTGGTCGACATACCCATCTCGCGCGCCTTGTCCTTCAGCGCCTGCAGGTCGTCGCCCGTAGCTCCGGAGATGGCAGAGACCTTGCTCATCGAGGATTCGAAGTCTGCAGATGCCTTGACGGCAACCGCGCCGGCGCCCACGATCGGAGCCGTGACGTAAGTCGAGAGCGTCTGCCCCGCTCCAGCGAGCGATTCACCGACTTCCTTCATCTTGGCCGCAGCGGCCTCGAGCTTCTGTTTCGAGACGGATCCGAACTGCTTATACTCGTTCTCGAGGCTCTTCAGCTTGGCTTCGGTCTCGCCGATCTCCTGCTGCAACGCGTCATACTTGTCCTGGCCGATCTGCTCCGGCGTGACCTGCTTGGCCGCATCCTTGAGGATCTGCAGCCTCTCCTTTGTGGCGACGATTGCATTTTTCAGCTCCTTCTGCTTCTGAACGAGAAGGGTTGTGTTGCTCGGATCGAGCTTTAGCGCCTTATTGATGTCCTTAAGAGATCGTGTGCTTGACCGGACTTCGGTATCAACATGCCTGAGCGCCGTCTGAAGTTTGGTTGTGTCGCCCCCGATCTCTATTGTGATGCCTTTGATATTTCCGGCCATGTGCTATCTCCTTAGAATTTGTCAAAATCTTCCTGAGTTGCCACTGTGTCGTAGTGCGCGTCGTCGTTTGAAAGCTCTATTAAAATGTCAAAAATGGCCCCGATCGAGTAATCATCAAGGTCACTCGGCCGGAGCCCACACTGCACACATCTGAGCTCAAAAAGAGCTGTTGTGAATTTTCTTTCGGTCGGACGACGCTTTACACGTTTTTTTCTACTGCGATGGACTCGTTGCTCGACGTCCAGAGTTCGAAGATGTCCGCGACTGACTGCATCAGCGGAAGCATCGGGAACTGGTCGATCCAGTCTTCGACCGTGGAAGGAAAGTCTTTCAGACGGTTCTCTGCCATGGCGGCATGATATGCCATGGCGTAAGCCATGTTGTAAAAACTGTCCATGGTCTCCGCGGAGACCTGCTCGTTTGTTTCGGTCGCCTCCGCCTGCGCGTCGGTGAAGGTCTGCATATCAAGCAGCATGTCCCTGTTGATAAGATCTCTGTAGATCCGCGGCGTCCGTCCCGTGCATCGGAAGGTCTCTTTGATGCCTCCGATATCGATAGTCTTTGTGATCATATTTCCTGCGCCTCTCTTTCTTTAGCCTTCGCTCGCTGCCGCCGCGACTGTCGGGATGACGACCGCCGAGAAGAAATTCTCGTAAGACGTGTCGCCCTGGCAGCACTTCGCCTTGACGACGTTGTCGCTCGGGCGGGCTGTCGCTGTGAGGCTGAGTGTCTCCGTGACCGGCTCGATCGATGTGTCCGTTGTCTGAGATGCAACAGACGGGCGGGTCGCCTTGCAGTGATACATGACATGGCGGACTTTCTTCTTGTCGCCGTCGAACTCGAAGAGCAGCGCGAAGTATTTCGGCTGCGCATCAGCGACCTCGTACTGAAGTCCGGTCGTTGCGTCTGTCTCTTCTCCCATGACGTCCGTCAGGAAGCTGTCCGGGATGCGGGCGGCCTCGAAGTCGCCGCTGTAGCCGTTATTTGAAACGGATACAAAGTAATCTGTGTTGTCCGCTCTAAAGACATTGGAGTCGCCTTCCGCCTCAAGGGAGAGGTTGACTGCGCCGGGAATCGCCACAGGTGTTGAATATGTGTCCGCGTCCTCGTCGTAGAGAGCGTAGTACACATTTTTTAAGCCATATTTGACTTTGTTAGTGTTAGCCATAAGCTACCTCCATCCGATAAAGAACTTCGTACATCCGCTCTGTAGCGATCCATACTTCGCTCTTTTCATAAAAAAATCCGTGCCCTTTAAGCACGGTCTCAACTTGCAGTTCAAGTGCCGGGCTCTTAACGTCTGTGTAGAGCTCGACGTGGAGAGCCGAAGCGGAAAAGTACATTCCGTCATCAGCTCCGAAGGGATTTGTTTCAGGCATAAGCCAGACAATGAAGGGCGGGTCGACTGCGTCTTCCGTTCCGAAGTGGTCGTAAGCGCACGGCAGGTCAATCTCGTGGATCATCGCCTTGATATCGGCATAGGTCATCGTCATTCCTCAGCCCTCCTTTTCTGGAGCGCCGCGTGAATCTTGAGCGACTGTCCCTTGTCCGCCATGCGGTCGATGTATTTGATGTCGTAGATCTGTCCGTCCAGGACAGCCCGGAAACCCTGCGGCTTGATCGCGCGGGTCTCACTGCAGGAGCGGACCGTAAAGCTCACGCTCTCGCCCGGTGTCGTAGATGCATCGCCGTCAAGCTCGCTCCCTGTGGACATCAGCATAGTCGCCCAGCATGCGTAATAGGGCGACCAGCGGGTGACTCTGTTGTCATACTCGTCGCTGACCGTTTCGGAACGCTCGAAGACGATCCTTGTCCGAAGGTCGTTAATCCTCATTAGAACCTCGCCTCCCTTGACCCGAAAAGGAGGCTCCTGAGGTCGAGCGTCAGCTGGTGATGATTGGCTTCCTCTCTGTGTTCGTAGAGATAGCCGAGAGCATAGTACGTGGCGATGCGGATGTCCGCCGTCACATTCTTCTCTTCATCGTCCAGGTCCGCTTCCGTCAGCCTCGCCGCATCGAGAGCCAGTTTCTGAGCGCTCTCCGTCAGCTGATCTATTAGATAATCTTCGTCGCTGGAGTCCACGCGCAGGTAAGTCTTAGCTTCTTCAGTCGTGATGAGCGTCATGCTGCCTCCTTTCCGTTAATAAGGGAGACGGGCCCCGGAGGGCCCGCCGTTATAGGCTGCGATGACGATCAGGCTGTCAGCGTAAGGATCTGCACAGCTTCCTTCAGTGTCAGGATGCCGTCGACGCGCTCCTTGCAGACGAAGCCTACCATGCCGTTGCCTGCGAAGAGCTCCTTCAGCTCCTGGAAGGATCTCACGCCGCGGTCGCCGATGTTGTAGAACTTGAAATCGCCGTATGCGATGCCTGTTGTCGGAGCATAAGCGGAGGTCTCAAGGTTGTAACCGCAGAGTTTATCCGGCTCGCCTGCCTGGTATGCCGGCTGCCACAGGTAGAAGCCGTTCGGGTCTTTGAACTTGCGGACCTTTGCGACATTGATGTCGTTCATAATGAAGGTCGCGTTCTTGCGATACGGTCTCTTCAGGGAGTAGATCAGGTCGATGATGTTGTCGGCTGTCAGGGAAGCCGCAGCGACAGAAGCGGAGGCTGTGCCGCCGTTCGTAGCATCGAAGACGCCGGTCGGCTTACCGGATCCGTCGCCTGTGAGGAATGCTTCCTCTTCAGCGTTGCCGAGAGCATCAGCGAACATAACCGGGAGACGGCCGCTGAGGTTGTAAGCGTTGTCATAGAGGAGCTCCTCTGTGATTTTGACCGCTACGTGCAGTTTGTGAGCATCGAGGATCTTCTGTCCGAATGTCGGATCATTAGACCATGTGAGAGCCTCGCCCTCATCGATCCATGCTGCTGCCGGCTTTGTGGCGACGACCGGGATCTTGTGCTCGCCTGTTGTCGGAATGACCGTTGCGAGACGGCGCATGATGTTCTCGCCCTCAAGGGCTTCGATGAGGCGTGCATCCCACTCTTCCGGAACGAGATATCCACCGTTGCCGTCGGTTCCCTCTTCAAGGACGTCGGAGACCTTTTTAAAGTTGGACCTCAGGGCTGTGATGAACGCCTGCTCGTACTTGGAAGACGCGCGGCCCTTCTTCTCCTCCGGAGCACCCGGTCTGCCGAGCAGCGGGCTGCCTACCGGCTGATCCATCTGACGGCCGAGGTCCTCGATTTTCTCCATTCTCTGAATGGATGCTGTCAGGTCGTTGATCTCCTTCTCCATGCGATTGTACTGTTCTGTGTCCTCGCCGGAGAGGCAGCCGTTCTGCTGTGTGTGCGTGTCAAGGAAGTGCTTTGCCTCTTCCCACGCTGTTGCTCTTTTCGCGTAAAGTTCTTTAAGAGTCATAGTGTTTTCTCCTTCTTAAACTTAAAACTGATTTTTGATGTTCTGCAGGCGCTGCATTAACGCAGCAGCGCTGGTGAGGTCTTCAGTGACTTCCGGCTCTGTGGCCGGGGCTTTCGGCTCTGCGAGCTTCGAGAGCTTGTTGGTGACTGTCCGGATGTAGGCAGCGGCCGCGAACATGTGCGCGGAGCTGTCGGT